ATTCCTTAGTCCGAACGCAGGTGGTGGTTTGCCACTTCCTCCTGCAGACATGTCGTGGTCGAAGCCAATACCAGTTGCAGTACCAATCGAGTTGTGTACCTGCTCTTGGAGGGCTGCCACCATCTTCTGACCTTCTGCTTGTTCAGAGAGAGCGACGTAAGGAATGTTGACGTTGTAGTCATCCAGATTGAATATGTTAGTGACAATCTTAGATAGCTTGACGCCAGAGAAATGGGGCTGGACAGTTTGCCAGAGCGCAGAACCAGTGAGGTTCGTGAGGTTCTGGATTAGCTCAGCCTGCTCAGCAAAGTGCCGAGCCGCAACGGGCTTGATCCGACCGATGCCAGTAATGTCTTCGACGGTGAGTGATTGAAAGGATGCTGTTTTATAATCATCGTTGAACACCTTAATCACGGTTGCGCCTGTGAGATTACGACGGGCCAGTTCAAGCATTGCGTTGAGAGCAGGTTCTAAGATCTGCTCTTCGAATTGTTTGATCTTGTTTTCAAAGATACGCGCGGCTGCGTTCTCGAGACGTTGGACTTCGTACTTGGTCTTTTCACCAGGGGTTCGAAATCCCATAGCCTCTTTAGGTGCGCCAGCCATCTCTTCCATGAGAGCGCGCAGTTCATTAAGCTCAAGGTTAACATCTGCTAGTCTTGACTCCGGAGCTATGATCTCTACCTTACCTTCTTCGGTGGCATAGATCTTTTCACCAGGTTGCCAGACGTAGTCTTCGACGAACCCTGTGATCATTTGAACAGGGTAGGTACCGAAGTCGATGACGTCGGCCCTAAGGTTCTCCAGATGATCTTGACGGTATTGCATACCTACAAGATTATCCAAGGGTCCCATTCCCCACAAATTATCCTGCTTCTTACGCCAGGTGGCGTGGTATATTGGAGGGTATCCAAAGAATGAGGGATTGGGTTTGTTGTTAATAAGTTTGTGGCGATCGATAACGGTAATGACACGGTTCTTTTCGAACTTGTCGTTATGGTAGTCATACCAGTCACCATAGAAAGTTAGGACTTCAACAAACTCAGAAAGTAGATAAGCACGGAAGCTAGTGAAGCCATCCATAGCATACAGATGATCTCGTTGAATCCAATCTCCTTGAAACGTCCGAGCATGGAACCTAATGTCTTTGAGATACTTGTATAGGGCTTCATATTCTTCTCGGTTGTCATCAGTGGATAGTTTCTCCAACATATCTTTAAGCTCACCCATCGAGATGAGAGAACGAACGATCTTGGGGGATCCTATAAAGTCCTCAGCAGTGGGATTGAATACAATATCAAGAGGACTGATACGACGAAGAGTAGGGCCCACGTAGCCAGCTTGAGTAGTTCCATCTGCTAACTTGACCCTTTCGTCACGCCATGCGACTGTTACAAAGCAGTTCCCGAAGTCGATGTAATCGAGGATGGCTTTATCAATCTCATGCTTAAAGCTTGGTTGGGTAATAACCCAAGACATGTAGTTCGTAATAGCGTCTCGTTTATCAACTGAATTCGCTTCTTGCTCATTTGCTTCCCAGATTAGCCACTTACGTTGGGGGAATAGTGTTGCCGTGTAATTGGAGTATAGGTTATCCCTGATCTGGCAAAGTTTTGGGATAGTTGTTTTGTTCTTCCACGGTAGTTGGTTATTCGTGGTCTGAGTAGTATCTGTGGCATAGACGTACCTCCGGACCTCTTCCCAGTCTGTCTTCTTCACATTGCGTAGAGTGTCCCACTGAACCCAACGTTCGGTGAGACGAGTAGCCAGTAGATCTGGCGTGATTACGTTTTGAAGTTCGAGAACCTTACCGGTCACGCGACACCGCCGAATCTAGCGTTATATGAGAAATTGGGTAATGCTGCTTTCATCTTTGAAAATACATTCAGTGGCGCTTGGCCTGTTGAGAAATCGACGGCAGAAGCCAAGGCATCCTTAACGTCGTCGTGGGCGGGATTTACGAAGAGGAGTTCTTCTTCCAGTACTTGACAGTTTCCACCGAGATAGTGCCAAATCTGTCGGTTATCATATTTCGGCTGAAGAGCTGCCATGATCCTTTCTTCTTTGGCTCCGTCGAATCTTGAGGGTCTGTACTCTTCGATTGAGAGGGAGAGTCCGAGTGGTCTGACATAGCTTTCCTTCAAGTCTGTTACGATGGTCTTTTGAGCGGCTGTGACCTCAGCTCTGATCTTTCTGAAGCCCCACTTATTGTGAAGCTTTAAGAGATGATCGAATTGGTCGGATATCTTTTCTGTCTTGAACCTGTCGATTTCAAGGACGTAGTAGTTCGAGTTACCATCCAAGCCAATGACGACAATACAAGAGAAGTCGCTGCGCTTACCAGTAGTAAAGGCAAAATCCACAGCAGCGAGAACATTTAATCTTTGTCCTTTAAAGAACCATTTGCCATCTCGGTTGGTGAGATGACCTGGATCGTAGTATTGGAACTGATCTCGTTTGAAGACGGAGGATCCGACGTCGTGTGGATCGTTATAGTATTGGGCTCTAAACTGAGTCTTGTCCAGGTATTGGGCTCGCTTCTTAGCGAGAACGTTCGGGTCAAACCCGAACCACTTTCCATCACCTCTGTTTTGACGAGGCCAAAGGAATTCTCCTTGACCGTTTCCGATAGATTCAACTTGCTCGGCGATTCCAAAGTCCACGTTCCTCTCAAAGAGGGGAGTGACGCCCACCAAGTTCCCAAGTTCATCATGTTCTTCAATCTCCATTTCCATTAGATCGTTGTACAGATCTTTGGGATGATATCTTGTACCTACGACCCATTCTTCCGCATTAACAGTTTCAATAGACGAAAGGAGAGAGTACTGAGTTTTAACCTTTTCACGACCATCTTCAGAGTACGCATTGTCTGCGACAACCACATCATCAAGTGCAGCGACATCGCAGTGCATACCCACAATATTACTAGTAAGGCCAGCAGTGAAAATCGTAGGATCACGTATGCTCTCAGCCCTTCTAAGTGGATGATCGACAGAGATTTCTCTCTCGGTCCACTTCTCCCTTTTGGCTTCTTCCTCTAAAACCATCTCTGGCCAGAAGAGCCTATAAGGATCACAAGTGAGAATGTCCTTAATGAACTTCAACTGCTTTGTAGCGAGATTAGAGGTAGAAGATATTAGTAGTATTCTTGAATCAGGCTTAACCGTAATCCTCTGGGCAATACGATAGGCCAGCAAAGCTGACTTCATATGGTCCCGAGGTAGTAGAAGAAGCTGATGGCTCTTGTGGTTTGGACGTTCCCACCAGTTAATTACGTGGCGGTGGACGTTACCTAGACAGCGTTTGGGATGGACGTACTGAATAAAGTCTGCGAGACTCGTCTCACAAAGTGACTTGAGTTCTAGCAGATCCGGATTCAGAGAGTTCTTGGTCAAGAATTTTATTCCGTAGCATTTCCATCTTGATCTCCCACAGACGGTTGTCTAAAGAACCGAAACGATTGTCATCGTGACGTTCGTGGTATTCAAGCTTATTCATAATATTCGTCTCCATCTTCTCCATACGGTCATAGAACTTGGTGAATTGAGACGCGAACCACCCCCGAAGGACCCAGACGCCGCTGAATCCGCCGAAGAGGGCAGTTAGTATTGCAACAAAAGATACGATTATGTCCGGGTTTATTTGAAACATCTCTGAGCCGCCCGGAGCTGAACCTTATTCTTACGTTCAGTCCAGTACTTAAAGATTGCTTCTTTGCCGTATTTATCTGCGTATTCTTTCACCTGATCACAGTATGAAAGACTACCCTTGAGTTTCTTAGGAACGTTGTTCTTAATGACCTCTTCTACGACTCTTGGCTGAGAAAGTAGAGAGATATGGCTAAGACTATACACGCCCCAATTAACAAGGCCCACGGCCAATACGAGTGCACCACCTATTAGCCATTTCTTCATCGGAACACCACAGTCATATCTGGAGCGGTTCCCGTGACCGTGACCACGGTAAGTCCAGTTCCGAATCTGGCATCAAACAATATGGTTCCTGTGACTGCTGTGGAGTCAATAGTTCCAATTTTAGTACCAGAGGCAGCGGTGTTATCGTAGATAGTGACAGTGTTAGCGGAGGCACCTTTTGTGTTGATGACAATAGCATGAAGGATGCCAGAACCGCGCTTAACAGTAGTAGTGGCGTTCGTAGTGACATTGTTATAACCAAACGCTAGGTTATTGATCTCAGACATTAGCCAACCGTGCCAGCAGTCGTCATGCTCTTCGTGAAGCCACCTGGATCCTTAACCTTAGCGCCGGCGCCGCCGTGCGTCTGAGATTGACCCATACAAGCTGAAACTTGATTCATGATTTAATTTCCTTTCCATCGTGAA